CAAAATGTCGATACATTGTAACAGTAATAAAATGTTGATTTTTCGACATTTTATTACTGTTACAATGTGAAAAAATGGTCGTCGTAAAAAAACGTTAGTGAGTTAAAATTATTTGTAACAGTAACAAAATGTCGAAAAATCAACATTTTGTTACTGTTACAATGTTGAAAAACGGTCGTCGTCGAATTATTTTTTCCAAAGCCATCCACGTAAACTGGCAAAAATAAAAATAATTTCCCATTGTATGTTCCCAATTAGAATTGTAAAAAACAGTTTGCACGACCCTTTCATTTTCATTAAAAAACCAACACTTAATGTACCGGTCCCTTATGAACCATTGTTTGAGGCCTTTATGTTGGTGGAAAAAATCGAGGCAGTGCAAACTTCAACTAAAGGGGTTGAATGACGTTCAAAACTGTCCAATTTGTTTATTCAGGATATTAAAATGGTAGTTTTGTCATTGGAAGAGGAGTGGTTGGTCTTCAGCCTCTGCTATGATTACAATTTGGCACTTGGTTTACCGGGTATTTAAATTGGCCTGGTTGTTGCGTAACGGTTTTTCCCTATTTTAACCCCGGCGTCCTTAGGGATGGTTTTCAAATCCTTTTTAGGTGGTTCAACCGTTCCCCGAAATTCAGATTCAGCCCTTGACAATTTTTTGAAAAGTTCTTTGTGTGGGGACATGTCGACGCCAGTCATTGCCTGAAATTCATTTTTAATTTGTTTAGCGGTTGAATTGAGCTCGTCGGTGGTCAGGGCACGAAGATGTTTTTTTAGCCGAGTTTCCAATTCTTTGGCATCAATTTTAGGCTCTTTCGCTGGGCGCACATCCTCGCGCAAATAGAGGTTTCCGCTGACCAAATTGAAACGGGCAGACAAGGCAGCGACAAGTTCTGGTTTTTTCATTTTGCTGGAGTTTTTGATGCTGTGGTGTTCCCTCAATTCACGTAGAAGAAGCCGCAATTCTTTCAAGTTTAAGGTATTGAACATTTATACAATGAGATATATTTTATTAAATCAAATATTAACAATTGAAGCGACAACCGCGTCGCAACTTTTGTCCATTGTTTTCGATTTGTTTTGCACAAATTCAACAAACTCTGTCGGGGAATATTGAAGAAAGCAGCACATGGTTATGGCTAAGACCACATATCTGCCGCAAGTTTGCGATTTATCACCTTGGAGTTTGATGCGATTCCAATCACAATCCGCACCATCGAATAGTCGGCTAAACTCGCGTTTATCCTCGTTTAATATTTTGCGTATACAGCGCGGTACGACACTCAAATCAGTGTCGTATTTTTGGCCGTACGAATTGAAATAAAACAACCCTTCACCGAGCCGCATGCACGCAACCCAATGGCCCGAGTTAAGCTCTTCCTCCAGCAGGCAAATAAAAAATGAATTAATTTTGGGTAACAGCTCATCTATCGTCGCATATTTTTTTAATTCAGAATATTTCAGAATTTTAACATCGTCACCGAGGGCTTCACGAACTTTTGAATCGCTCAAAGGCTCAAATAATATTTTACTCATTATATATTGTGAATATATAATGGAATGGGATGAAAACATAGTCGATTTCCTGGAACTAATTCGGTCAAAGTCGGTTGATTTGAGCGGAAAACATACAGCCAACTTCTTCTATTTCAAAAGTTGTGAAAACTATTTTCAAATCCCGACCATTGTGCTCAGCGTTTTTTCTAGTTTCATTTCTGTGGGCGTCTCGAACTTCGTGGCGCAGGAGACGATTTCGACGACAACGGCGTCAATCAGCATGGCCATAGCGATTCTCGGGTCACTGCGCCTTTATTTAAATTTGAGCCTGAACGTCGCGCTGGAGCTAGAGTTGTCAAAGGAATTCCATAAATTAGCGCTCGATATTTCGAAGGAGTTATTTTTACCCATCGAGTTGCGCAAGCAGACACAAAGTGAGTTCTTGGAAGCCATTTACGGCTGTTATGTCGGGCTGCTTCAGAAGAGCTCCTTGATTAAGGCGGAACACGAGATTGCGGCGCAAAAGAACAAATTGAGCCCTCGTTAAGTCTTGAAATTCACTTGAGCGAGAGATGGGTCATCACTTATTTTGATGAACGATAGAGTTGAGAAATCTGCAGAAGAGTTTGCGGCGTTAGGCATGCCGTTGTAATTTATACGAATAACGAAAGTGCGTGGAGTAGTCACAACAAAATTAAGGTCTCTTAATTGTAGTTGGATTTGTATGTTGTTAATAGTCATAGCAGCAGCAGGAATAACCACCCCAGTATAAGAAGCACCTATAAGAAGAGGATTGGCTTGAACTGCTCCACCAATTACCTCATGGAGACACAATTCCATCTTCTGACACGCCGTTTGGGCGGCGGCAATTATAACGAAAGTTTCTGCGGACAAAGTGTAAGTGCCTGGCGTTAAAGTAACAGAGCTTTCACCAGCAGGAACGGCATTCACAATTAAAGGAGCACTAATAGCATCGCCAAGAGTGTTTGCAGCAACACCGCCTGCGAGAACAGCTGGAGTATTTCCACTTGCGGTAAAATAACGAGATTGTTTATACGAAAAGTTAGCGACGGACATTATATATAGCCTAAACATTTTATTTTTTTGAAATTAAGCAATTCGTACAGCCGACAGTTTGAAATTGGTCGATATCATTTTGGGAGCAGTCCCCGAGAAAATCGAAAACAAGCTCGCGTCTACAGTTGTTAGGGCTGTGTACGCGACTACGCCGCTAATATTATAATAATAGTCGGTGACTGGGCCTGATGGAGGTGTGCTTCTGTTGCTATACGCGGATGAAATAGATGCCCAAAAATTCTGAAATGTGTTCCCTGCTAATGTCGTTAAACCAATAGTGCAGGACACCATATAAACGCCAGCAGGGACAGACAATGTGCCGTATACTTGTGTTGCGCCTGTGGTTAAATTGGCGCCATTGACAAACCCAGCGCCGTTGGGAGTCGTTAGGACGTACATGTACCCAATTGAGCCAGCGACATTTGTCCCAGTTGTTGCGCTGTAAGTGTTTGCGCTTAAATTGATAAACTGGTTAACCCCCAGTGTTAGATTGCTTAATACTTTGTTATTCAAATTCACCCCCGTGGTAAGGACGTTGGAGCCGACGGAGAGCACGCTGGCCGTGATGCTGTCCAAGGTGGACGCCCGTAGCCCTAAAATGTTGGTTGCCGAGGTCGCCGACCCGATGTTGATGATGTTGGCGCTTGTAGAGGCGTTCTGGATGTTTAAGGTCGCCGTGCGCGCGGCATTCGTAAAAAGACTGGCGATGCCGCCTGTATTTGATGTGAATAAATCACAGGCCGTTCCAAATGAAGCGGTTTGTAGTGAATTTACTCTACTAGTTAAAGCAGTTAATGTTGCTGCGATGGTAGTATTTACACCTACTTTCCCAATGTTAATCGACGAGGCGTTGACCGTCCCCAAATTCAGTGCAACCGCCGTCTCGGTGTCCAGCGCCGGCGAGTTCAAAGCGAGAGCAAATTTGTTTGTGCCGGTCCAGATGTTATTGGTAGTCAGCAGCGACGTCCCGCCGCTCAAATTGGTGTTGGCAAAGGAGTAGTAGCCGTCTTCAAACACTGTGTTTATATTAACCAGCGGTCCCATACCCACGCCTGTCGTAAGCACTTCAAGCAACAAAACATCAGTTAGTGCTAAAGCAAACGGTGCGGTAATGGGAGCCGACATGTGGAAGGCGTCGGGCGTCGCGGGATTCGTTGCATTGACATCGCTCGAATCGCCTGAAGAAGCAATCAAAACTTTTACACCGACTAAGGGTTGCTGATATAAATTAAATTTGTAAAAAAGGGTACCTACGTTGCTCGTCACATAGGAGTACACGGTCAACTGCCATAACCCAATTGGCAGAACGAGTAAATTCGGGAAACCAGCGGTGGTGGCAAACGAGGCCACTAGAGTATTGACGCCAAGCGCGGTGGTGGTCACAGTTTGAAGGGCGGCGGCCGAAACGGTCGTTGACAAAATGGAAGCACCGGCAACGTTCAAGGACGGTTGTGAAGAATTGAGAAACAAATTGAGACCAGCCCCCGAATAGTTGCCAACTATGGCATCCACGTAACCTTTATTGGCTAGGTCGTTGCCTAGAAGTGGGTCGGGTGAATGGGGGGCGGCATTAAAAGAGACTTGGCCGGTGATGTCTAATTCGGTCCCGTTGTTGACAATTTGGGTCAGGTTCGCCCCTACTTGAAATTTTACTCGGTCTTTTAAGAGTTGTCCGTAATCTCCAGTAGGAATGTCAACGGCAACAACGCCATCACTTTGTAAAGTGGTTTGACGATTTCCAGCCTGGAGCATAATAATTCCAGCGTTGTTTAAAGTACACTGATTTCCAGAGGGTGGTGATGTGGTTAAAATTATATTGTCATTTGTAGTTGCCCCAGCGTCGGTAACCTGTTGCAACGTGGGCGTCGGGGTGCCGCTGGTTAGAATAAGACTAGTTAGCGTATTGACCTTAGCGTTGAGGGCTCCAAAGCCGTAAGCACGTGACATAATATATAAACGAATTATTTTATTTTTTATGTCCTGAATGTAAATGAAGAAGCCAATTTTCTCTGATGTGGCCGACCTGATTGGAGGGCTGCTACTTGAAGATGAACTAAAAAAGAAAAAGAAATCAAAAAAAACTTACGCGGCAAGCAAGTATCCAAAATTCAATATTAAACAGCCAGCGGCCCCAGCAAGGTTCCCGTTTCTGTTGCCTCCTCCTGCACCAGCTGGGGTTCGCCTAGGCCGCCCACCTGGTCGACGACGTAGAGACCCATATGAGTTGGCACGTGAAGCGGCCATGGCTGTAGGGTTTGCCTAT